AGACATTTGTAGAACCACTAAAGACAATTATTGAACCGCTGAACTGGCAAGCTGAGGAAGTATCCTCGCTTGAAGACTTCTTCGGATAAGATACAAGGAGAAATATGAAAGCATTAAAATTTGAAGCGAGCTGGTGCCAACCATGCAAGATGCTAACCAAAGTAATGGAAGACGCATCTGAACAAATTACCATCCAAGTCGACAAGATCGACATTGATGAAAACATGGAACTCGCAAAACAATACGGCATCCGTGGCGTACCAACTCTAGTTTTGGTAGACGACGAGGGTAAAGAAATCAAACGCCAATCTGGTGTAATGATGGAAGCCCAATTGTTAGAATTCTTGAAAGGTTAATCATGAGCTTACTTGACAAAATCAAAAAGAATTCTACCATTAAGGATACAGCTATCCTTTCTGCATCCAAGTTCTTCACTAAGAAGGACATGGTTCCAACTTCAATCCCAGTGATCAACGTTGCATTGTCTGGTCGATTCGATGGTGGCTTGACCCCAGGACTTACTATGTGGGCTGGTCCATCTAAGCACTTTAAAACTGCCTTCAGCTTGTTGATGGCCAAAGCATATCAGGACAAATACAAAGATGCCGTTGTTTTATTCTATGATTCTGAGTTTGGTACTCCTCAGTCATATTTCGACGCTTTCGGGATTGACACAGAGCGCGTCGTACACACTCCCATCACGGACGTTGAACAACTGAAGTTTGACATCATGCAGCAACTGCAGAACATCGAACGTGGTGACCGTGTTATTATCGTGATTGACTCTATCGGTAACTTGGCTTCTAAGAAAGAAGTTGAAGACGCTCTTGATGGTAAGTCTGTTGCTGATATGAGCCGTGCTAAGCAAATGAAGTCTTTGTTCCGTATGGTAACACCACACTTGACCCTGAAAGATATTCCTTGTGTAGTTGTTAACCACACCTACATGGAAATCGGTATGTTCCCTAAAGCTATCGTTGGTGGTGGTACTGGTTCATACTATTCAGCTGACAACATTTTTATCTTGGGTCGTCAGCAAGAAAAGGATGGTACTGAAGTCGTTGGTTACAACTTCATTATCAACGTTGAGAAATCTCGTTATGTTAAAGAAAAATCTAAGATCCCTGTTTCCGTATCTTTTGACGGTGGTATTAGCAAGTGGAGCGGTTTGCTTGATCTTGCTATCGAGTCAGGACACGTTATCAAACCTAGCAATGGTTGGTATTCAAAAGTAAATGTTGAGACTGGTGAAGTTGAAGACAAGAAGTATCGTTTGAAAGATACTGACACTAAAGACTTCTGGATGCCTGTACTACAACAGAAATCATTCTATGAATTTGTCAAGAACAAATACTCTGTTGGACAAGTTGATATGGTAAGCGATGAGTCTATTGACAAAGAACTTGCAGAATTGGATCACGACGAATGATTAAGCAATACGAACTCTTGGATGAAGATTCAAATGGGAACCAACTGATTAAGTTGACTTCCAGTGAATATTCAGGTATAATTTATACTTACGGTAGAGTTCGATTGCTTGAAGAGGATGATCATCTACGGGTTCAATTTGAATATGATATTCATGAGAATCCTGTAGATGATGTAGATCCTGGCAAGTTTAGAAACCACATTGGTGACATTCTAATCGACCTACTCGAAGAGAACCTATTAAAAAATAATGTAGTCTATACTGGCGGAACTGATGAGAATTGAACAACAAATTCTAACCAACCTTATTCATGATGAACACTATTGCCGCAAAGTAATCCCTTTCCTGAAGCGCGAGTATTTTGGAGACCGTAAAGAATCGGTCATCATGAAAGAGATTGTTGACTTCTTCAACAAGTACAACAAACCTGCTACTCCTGAAATCTTAGCAATTGAAATCAGTAACGCCTCTGGCGTCACCGACAAAGAATTGGCTGATGTTGGCGAGTATCTTCAAACCTTGGTCAAGACTCCAGTCAATGAAGATTGGCTACTTGAGTCCACTGAGAAGTTTTGTAAGGATCGTGCAGTTTATCTGGCGATCATGTCTTCAATCAAAATCTTTGAGGGTAAAGACCCTCAACATTCACAAGATGCTATTCCTCATTTGTTATCTGATGCTCTTGCCGTGTCTTTTGATAGTCACGTTGGTCACGACTACTTGGACGACTTCGCCGAACGCTATGAGTTCTACCATCGTGTCGAGGAGAAGATTCCTTTCGACCTTGATATGTTTAACAAAATCACCAAAGGTGGATTGTCCAGAAAAACTCTGAACATCGCTTTGGCTGGTACTGGTGTTGGTAAGTCTTTGTTCATGTGTCACGTTGCCGCAGGTGCTTTACAGGCTGGTAATAATGCTTTGTATATCACCATGGAAATGTCGGAAGAACGTATTGCTGAACGTATTGACGCGAACCTTCTGAACCTGACTATGGATGAATTGAAGGTTGTCGATAAAGACATCTACGAATCACGTATTGAAAAGCTAAAGAAGAAAACCCAAGGCAAGTTAATCGTCAAGGAATATCCTACTGCTTCTGCTCATGCTGGTCACTTCCGTGCTTTGCTTGAAGAACTAAAATTGAAACGCGAATTTGTTCCAGATATCGTGTTTATAGATTATCTAAATATTTGTTCCTCGCAAAGGATGAAAGCTGGAGCAAACGTTAACTCATATACGTTTGTGAAAGCTATCGCAGAAGAGCTTCGTGGTTTGGCAGTTGAGTATAATGTACCGATTGTTTCCGCAACTCAAACGACTCGTTCTGGTTATGCTAACTCTGACCCAGGACTTGAAGATACTTCAGAATCGTTTGGTTTGCCTGCTACCGCTGACTTTATGTTCGCGTTGGTATCAAGTGAAGAACTGGAAAACCTGAATCAGATTATTGTGAAGCAATTGAAGAATCGTTACAATGACCCGAATTATTATAAACGATTCGTTGTTGGTATTGATCGCAGCAAAATGAAACTATATGATGTTGAAGCATCTGCGCAAGAAGGCTTGGCTGATACTGGGCATATGAAAGATGATAAGCCATTGTTCGATAAGAGCGACTTTGGTTCTCGTATGCAAAAGACAGGCGATTTTAGCGGATTTAAATTTTAAGGAGAATGATTATGAGTATTGATGCTGGTAGAAATGTGAAGGTTGTTGTGCTTCAAGCACCTGAGGTCGTACCTCGTCCAGATTTGGTTGGAACTTGGTTGGATGAAAACCATTACCATACGCTTGTTGAAAGTGATATGGATTTGTATCTTCCACCTGCTTGTGCAACTGACTTATCTGATCCATCTTGCGATAAGAAGTGTGGTGGTTGTAAGACTGCCCTTGATGAGCGTAACATCGTTTTCAAATTCCGTAAGAACTATTTCAGCGATGAAATGGTTAAGTCTGCATACGAAGGTCTTCGTGATGCAGCTACTGAAACTCAGAACCGTGGTACTGCTGCTGGTCCACGTGGCGAGAAGCTACAAGGTCGTGATTGGGTTACTGCTTATCAATGGGATATTCTTGAAGCCTTCAAGAAGGGTTCTGGTAACTTGTTAGGTGAAGATCCTATCGAAGCTATCCAAAACAAATACGCTGAAGGTCGCGATCAAGCATCTAACCGTGCTCAAGTATGGCTCCGTGATTCTGTTGCTGATGCTGGCTTCCAATTTGATGACTGGGTTGAAACAACTCGTCGTAAGCCTGCAGCTGAAGCGTCAACTGACGCAGCTTGGGTTGAAGATAATCTAATCTCCAAGACAACTTATGCTAACCCAGTGAACTCTGGTATTGCTGGTTGGTATGATCGTTATCCGCGCATCCCTTATGGTCGTGCTACATCTTACACTGAGAAGCAATTCGATAAGTTCAAGAAGTCATATCCATACCTACAACACTTGGCTAAAGCGTTTGAGGAATTGCTACCATGGCGTTATGGTAACCAGAAACGTGCAGCTGACAAAGTTGATCAACGCTTCTTGGTTCCAAACACTCCGTTCAGTACAATTACTGTAAACCGTAACTTCCGTACAGCTGCTCACTATGATCCAGCTAACATGGATGATGGCTTCGCTAACATTTGTGTGTTCTCTAACTCTGATAATTATAGAGGAGCTTACCTTGTTTTCCCTGAAATCGGTTATGCTTGTAACATCCGTCCAGGTGATTTATTGTTTGTTAATAATATGGCTGGTCTCCACGGCAATACTGAGCTTATTCTAGACGACCCTAATGCAGAACGTATCTCCATCATTGCGTTCTTCCACGAAGGTATGTTGACTCTTGGTTCTATGGAATACGAAAACGCTCGCCGCAAGTATGTTGAACATTGTAAGAACGATGTGAATAACCCTCACTATCGTCCACGATTCAACGGCGTGTATGCTGGTATGTGGGAATCTAAAGAATGGTATGACTTCTGTAAAGCTGAAGTCGGTGAAGCTGAAACTATGAAGATGCACCCAGAAGCTAATGCATCTTCACTTGATGAGTTCTTCGGCTAATGTGTGCAGTTATTGGAGCCTTGATCAAAAGTCCTTCTAAGGAGGACTTTGAAGCCCTGAAGCGCGTGTTCATTGAATCTAAAATTCGAGGGATGCACGCTACGGGGATTTCATTCCTACCAAATTGGACAGATAGTATTGTTACAATCAAGGAAGCTATCCCTGCTGACGCTTTTGTAGAAAAGCATATGCATGCTGATAACTTGAAAGAATTCGTTAATAAAGACGGAAACCTTTACATGATTGGTCATTGCCGTTATTCAACTTCTGATTTGGAATACAACCAACCAATTGGTAACGATAGTCACGCTATTGTTCACAATGGTGTTATCACACAAGAACTTCCTGAGAACTGGCAGAAGCTATATGGTTACAAAACTGTAACCAAAAATGACAGCGAGTTGGTGCAACATTCCAACGATCCTCTTACTGAGTTTGACAATATGTCCATGGCGGTTTGTGAGCTTACTGCAATCACCAAAGAACTAACCGTTTACCGCAACGGAAAGCGTCCTTTATATTTGACTAATTTGCCAAATGGAGTTATAATTACTTCTACGAGGGATATTGCTCTCCGTGCAGGGTTTAAATATACTTCAAGAATCGACATGGATGCATACGTTAAATTTGATTCTAACCTAACTATGAACATTGATCGGTTGAATACTGGTAATAAGGATCTACAGAATGTACAACAAAAGTGATTTTACATACGGTATGGAAATAGAGTGGGGTGATGTATCTCGCTCTTTTTCAATTCCAGAGAACTTAGGTTCATGGGAATACTCTGAGCGAGATATCGTCAACCTTCGAGCGCCATATGCTAATGTATGCGCAGATCCACTAGGTGAAACTCCCCCAGTTGGTGGAGAGATTAACACCAAGCCAACTAGAACTTGGCAAGAACAAGTTGCTCGCTACTTTGAACTGAAGTCTTTGTTTGATGAGAACGGTACTTCGCCAACTGTTGGTGTAACTGCTCATACTCATATTCACTGCAGAGTCCCAGGTCTTAAAGATGACATCAATGGTCTTAAGAAGCTAACCAAATACATCAAAGAGAATCAAGCTACTGCTATTGAACACGTGTATGGTTTCTTTGAGCACAATCAGATGAAGGGTGCCAAGGGTTCTAAGATGTATCTGAAGTTTGATGGTGGTCGCCCAATGCCTGACTATATGAGCGACAACATTCTTAAACTAGCAACTGATTTTGATTCATTCATCAAAATGCACGCTGCTGGTAAAGATGGCGTATCAATGGGACGCCCATTCCGCTTTGCTATTAACATGTATGCTTTGAAGCATATTGATACAGTCGAGTTCCGTTTGTTCCGTGGTAC